TGGGACGACAGGCACCGACGGCAAATTAACGGTTAGCGCAGACACTGCAACCAACAGGCTCTACATTGAAAATCGACTCGGCGGGACTTACTCGTATGCGGTCACGTTCCTGAGTTGCAATACCAATTCCCCTGGCACTGGGGTTTTGTCGACGTTCGTCAATTTATAAGGTAAGGGCATGATTGAAAATTCGCCTTTGAATTGTCTGGAACACTTGGTAATTGCCCTTGCGGTGCAGGCTGTATTGGGCTGGCTAACCGGCAACTGGTGGATAGGAGCGGCGTTGATGTCAGGCGTGATGATTGGCCGAGAGCACGCGCAGGCAGAGTACAGGTGGATCGAGCATTACGGCCACGGTCGCCGTGCCAACCTGCCTTGGTGGGGTTGGGCAGATCCTCGCGTATGGGATGTGCATTCTTGGTGGTGGAATCTGACGCTTCCAGTGTTGTCCGTCGTCGCAGTCGCAGGAGTAATAACTTATGGCGTATAGCAACGCATGGCAGAACCACGACGACTTCACTGCCGACAGCGTTTTGATCAACGCCAGTGGTTCGCCAGGCTATGTCACCAGCCCTAGCACACCATCATCTGGTGGCACTTATGCGCAGTGGACGGCAGATGGTTACTTCAGCACGTACCTTTATCCGCCGGCAATTCAGCAGCGTGGCGTGCCGCACAGCCTTGGCCTAAACGTCACATCTCGGCAATTCTCTTGGAAGGAGATGGCAATCCGTGCGTGGGGTTCGGAGTTCAACGCACCCGACCATAGGGTTTATGAGTTTTCCAACGGGCGCGGATTTGATTCAACCGACCGGGGCGATACCGGCTTTTACGAACCAGTGGTGAACTGATGCGAATTCTTGAGAAAGGCGACGCGGCAGAGCGTTCCCAGATGGAGCTGGCGATGGATGTCGGCAAGGCTTTGATGGAGCACTACCCTAACCATCCGTGGGTGGTGGGTTTTCAAGGAGGCGGCATCGTGATTCGTCATCTGGTGATTGCTGGGGCCGTGGCCGAGGAAATTGGGCGAGAAGGGTTTGCCAGCCTGCTGCCGAAAGACAAGCTCGGCACGCCGAAGGAAGTTCAGCGCTCGGCGGTGGAGTTCGGTGGGCAGTTGCTGGAAGCGTTTGGCTTAAAGCGCGGCGCTTGGCACGGTGAGCTGCCGATTGTTCCTGTGTCTTGGCGGTTCCGACAGGAGAAGGGTTTTACATGAGCGAGAGCACCCAGTCGCGGCCGCAGCCGCCAAGCATCAAAGACCCGAAAGAGGCTGATGTAGAGCTCTGGTATGCGGCGTCAGAAGAAGATGACGGCGGCCCGCAGCCTGAGCAGTACGACGATGATGACATGGAGTTTGATTCAGACCAGCCCAACTGGTCGCGACGCGCAAAAGATGCCTGGCGTTTCTCCACATCGTTTGTGGACTCCAACTACCGCAGCCTATGGGATGACTCGATCCGTGCGTTCAACAATCAGCACGCATCGGACAGCAAGTACAACAGCGAGATTTTCCGCAAGCGCTCGCACATGTTTGTGCCGAAGACCCGCGCCATCATTCGCAAGAACGAGGCGGCAGCGGCGGCAGCATTCTTCAGCAACATGGACCGCATCAGCGTCACTGCGCAGAACCAGAACGACCAGCAGGAACGCGTATCAGCTGAGGTAATGCAGCAGCTGTTGCAGTACCGGCTCACCAAGTCTATTCCGTGGTTCCAAGTCGTAATGGGCGGTATGCAGGACGCGCAAACGCAGGGCGCTGCCGTTGCGCACATCCACTGGCGCTACTCGATGAAGCGAGACGCCAAAGGCAAGGTGGTTCCGAATGAAGATAAGCCGTGCGTGGACCTCATCCCGATTGAGAACTTTCGGTTTGACCCGTCTGCGCAGTGGACGGATCCGATCAATTCAAGCCCGTATGTAATCCATGTCATCCCGATGTATGTCGTGGACGTCAAGAACCGCATGGCGCGGCCAGACCCGAAAGGCCGGCAGTGGAAGGAATATCCAGACTCCGCACTGGTAGCGACGTCTGACGATGATTCAACTCGGCGAACTCGCGTGGGCAACCAGCAAGACCCAGCGCTTGAACGACGGTCTGTGTCCGACTACGACATCTGTTTCGTGCACCGGCACATTCACCGCTGGAACGGCACCGACTATGAGTTCTATACGCTCCGCAGTGATCGGATGCTGACGGACCCAGAACCGTTAGAGCAGACCGTGTTTCACGGGAAACGGCCCTACGTCATGGGCACGATGTTGCTGGAGACGCACAAGCCGTTGCCGACTCCGTTGCCTCAGCTGGTGAAAGACCTGCAAGAGGAAATCAACGAGATCAAGAATCAGCGCATGGATAACGTGAAGTTTGTGCTAAACAAAGGCTACTTCGCGAAACGCGGCAAGAACGTAGACCTCCCGGCGCTCGTGCGTAACGTGCCAGGGCGAGTGGTCCTAATGGACAACCCGCAAGAGGATGTGGTGGAGAACCAATGGCAGGACGTCACTCAATCGGCGTATCTGGAGGAAGACCGGAACACGGCTAACTTTGACGAACTTGTGGGGAACTTCAGCAGTGCAAGCGTCCAAACCGCGAGGTCACCCCGTGAGCCTGCGCGATCGATGACGTTGTTACAGGCTCCGGCCAACATGCTGACTGAGTATGCACTGATGACGTACTCAGAGACGTTTGTGGTGCCCATCCTGCGTCAGCTGGTGTTGCTTGAGCAGGCTTACGAGACAGACCAGAACATTCTGAATCTTGCCGGCCAGAAGTCTAAGCAGTTCCAGAAGTTTGGCATGGACAAGGTAACGGACGATTTGCTTGAAAAAGAAATGGTCGTGAACGTCAACGTTGGCATGGGCAACACGGACCCGGTAACGAAGATGCAGAAGTTCTTGGCCGGAATCAATTCGTTTGCGGCCATCTCGGCGCGTCCACCGCCGGGCATGAACTTGTCAGAAGTCTGGAAGGAAATCGCAGCGTTATCTGGGTATCAGGACGGCGAGCGGTTCACCTTAGGCAACGACCCAGAAGTAGCAAAGCTCCAGCAGCAGAACCAGCAGCTGATGCAGGCAATCCAGAAACTGTTAGCCGAGCGCAAAGACAAGTCAGAAGCGAATCAGGTAAAGATCGACACCAATCGAGAAAACAACATCGTCAAACTGCTTTTGGCCGACAAGGAATACGAGCAGCAAAATGTTCAGATGTACGCGAAGCATCTGGCTCTAAAAGATTTGGCAGAAGGTAAGCAGCCCATGCAAGCCCCAGTAGGAGTGCCACCGGCAGGCGGGCAGCCTGTCCCGCAGCCTCAAAGCCCAGCGCAAGCCATGCCAGGACAAGGGATGCCGGGCGTTGAACAAATGGGGGCCATGCAGCGATGAGAAACCTCGACCCATCCGACCCGGTAGTGAATTCGGCTGTGTTTGGCAAACAGGTTGAGGACTTCATTCGTAGCGACATCGGCGCATATTTGTTGAAGAAATGCGAAGAAGAGGAAGAAACAGCTTCTGAGAAACTGATCACAGAAGCTCATCTGATGAGCATCAAAGACATTCTGGCGGAACAATCCGTCATCACACGGGCGCGGTCATTCCGCGATTGGCTGGCGTATGCAGTGCAGGACGGCTTGCAAGCGCTCAACATGTTAGAGGGGGAACAGTGAGCAAGCGAAACAAATCACAAACACAGAACGACGAGGCACCGTTAATGCGGGCCAGCCGTAGTGAAGATGAAATCCGGCGCTTAGAGGATGCCAAAAAGGCAAACGAAGAACGCAACAATGAGCGGCTGGAACGTCTCAACGCTATCGCTAATCAGGCCGACGATCGCAAGCGCGAACTTGATGGCCTAGACGACGTTGAAGAAGAAACGTGGCAGGACCGGGAAGAGCAGGACGATTCTGCTCCAGACACCGAGCCGGAAGACGTCCAAGAGGCGCGGCAGCATGGCGCTGATGATGTTCGACAGACCAACGGCGAGACGTATTACCGCATCATCGTGAACGGTCAGGAGCGGTGGTTGTCGCTCCAGCAGTTGCGCGAAACCAGCAGCAAGGTAAGCGCTGCCGATGAATACTTGCGAAATGCCAAACAGGCGTTGCAGAATGTAGCCGTGGCTCCATCCGTTGAGGACGAGCCACAATCCCGGCAAACCGGGGTCCGCGATGTGCTCACGCGGGCATTGATGGGTGAGCAAGACGCCATCGAAGAGTTGGCACGGCGATTGGAGCAGACACCATCCGAGAAGGACGTTCTGCGTGCTGTGGACGGGCGAATAGATGGTCGGTTGACGTTTCGGCAGGCTGTGGACTGGTTTGAGGCCGAATACGCTGATGTGCTGAAGATTGAGCCAGTGCGGCAACGAGCCGTGCAGGTGGACGCAGAACTCGCGAATCAAAATCCTGACATGGATTTTAAGGCGAGGCTAAAGATGGTCGGGGATGATGCCCGAACTTACTTGCAGCAGCTGCGCAATCAACTTGGTGCTGGTGCGGATTCTGGACGAAGCCAGAAAGAAGCTCGCAAGGCGTCGGTTCGTTCGCTTCCTGTTGCTGGTGGACGCCAGATGGGAGACGACGACGAAGGAGACGACGAGACTTACGAGAGCGCCATTGCGAAGTTGGCAAGCGCTCGGGGTCAGGGTCGACCGATCATTCACAGACGTTCATAGGAGGCCAAAAAATGGCTGGTCAGATTTGGGCTGTTAACTCGCTGGGTGGCTACATGTACAGCCGTCAGCTTTCCAACGTGCTGCGTGCCAACGTGCAGCCGCTTGTTAAATTCCGTCAGTTCGCTGACGTCCATGACATCAGTCAGCAGGGCAAAAAGAAGGGCGACTTGTTCACTTGGGACGTTTTCTCTGACGTCGCCACTGCCGGTCAGGTGCTGGTGGAAACCAACACCATGCCGGAAACCAACTTCACGATTGTCCAGGGCACGCTCACGATTACCGAAGCCGGTAACTCGGTTCCGTATTCCGGCAAGCTCGACAACCTGTCGAAGTTCCCGATCGAAGACGTTATCAAGAAGGTTCTGAAGAACGACTGCGTCAAGTACCTTGACCGTGGTGCTTGGACCCAGTTTAACCAGACTCTTCTGCGCGTGATTGCGTCGAGCGGTACTGATACGTCTGCCATCCAGCTGTACACCAACGGCACCGTGACCGGCACCAATAGCATTGCCTTGAACAACGGCCATGTGAAGTCCATCGTCGACACCATGAAAGAGCGCAACATCCCGGCGTATATCGCTGACGACTACTACGCTATCGCGTGGCCTACGACTCTGCGCACGTTCAAGAACAACCTTGAAACCATTCACCAGTATTCGGACACTGGTTTCGCGTTGATCATGAACGGTGAAATCGGGCGTTACGAGAACACCCGGTTCATTGAGCAGACCAACATTGCCAAGGGCACGGGTACTGACGGCATCACAACGAGTTCGTGGACCAACGGCAAATCGGACTGGTGTTTCTTCTTTGGTAACGACACGGTGGCCGAAGCTATCGCGGTTCCGGAAGAAATGCGCGGCAAGATTCCGACGGACTACGGTCGCAGCAAGGGTATCGCGTGGTATTACCTCGGCGGTTTCGGCATCGTCCACACGCTTGCGGTCAACTGCCGTATCGTGAAATGGGACTCGGCGGCCTAAGGAGCAGCACACATGAGTTTGACGAATAGCACTACGAACTTTGCTTACGACCATCCGACCTACACGGGCCGTGGTTGTTTCAATGCGATTGCCGCTGCTGGTGCGAACTTGGCCACTACCAAGTTTGTGGCTCACGCCAACCTTCAGCTGATGAGCATCAGCGTAAGCACGACCACGGCTGGAACTTCCACTTACACGAAGACCCAGTATTACCCCAACGGGTCTGGCTCTGTGCATGTGGCGGCCAGTCAGTACACCGTTTATCGCATCTACAATACGGCTGCGGCTGGTGTAGCGGTGTCTTTGGCGACTGCGACGCTTGCGCAGTTCAGCCCAGACATTCTCTACGCAAACGGCACTGCCACTGGCGCTGTTGGCGAGACTTACATTCAGGCGCTGAACACCCAGACGGGTTCTGCTGGCCTGTATGGGTACTCTGTCAGTCAGGGCGATGTGATTCAGGTGCTGCGCGGTACGGATGCCACTGAGGCCTCTATCATGACGTTGGACTTCAACATCCAGCCGCTCGCGAACGTAATCGGTTAAGGAGAACGACATGCCGAAAATTAATCAGCCTGGCCGGAAGCAGTACGAAACTCCGCAAATCACGCAGGAATCGTTGGGCACTCCGACCTACGGGGACATGGCTCCGACCATGCAGGACATTATCAAGTCGGCGAATGCCCGTGGGCAGTCCCGTCATGAGATGAAACGCGCCGAAGTTGCGGATATTGATGTGTTGCCGGACTCGGCGATGATGGCCCGCAACGAAATGGTGGGCGTCCGTGACAACGGTTATCTGGCCAAAAAGGGTTTGATGTACGGCGTCAACGCGATGTACAACACGCTCCCGCCGGGTTCCGACATTGAAGACCAAGAGCTTTGCGATATTCGCGAAATGCGCATGTCGTCATACGAAGGCGGTCTGGGTTATCCCGGCGACGGTTGGGTTCTTCGTGCCGAAGGCAGTCAAATGCCTAACACGAAGGACATGGGCCGTCCTGAGATGACCAACAAAGTCGGCAGCGCCAAAATCTAAGGGGTAACCAGCCATGCCAAAGGTAGTACAGGAAAAATTCCAAGTAACTCTCCCGTATTCGCCGGAGGGTCATGGCTGGGTAACGTCGGAAGAAGCGCGAGGGAAGAAGGGAATGCCGGGGCGAGAACGTCGTCCCGGCGGTGATTACGAATCCAAGCACAGCATGAACAACGTGTTCATGAATTCCTTGCCTCCAGGCATGGACATTGAAGATCAGGAGTTCAGTGACATCCGTCGCATGGGCATCAACACGGCTGGCAATATGCCGACCATGTATGCCGATGGAGACGTTACTAACTTTGAAGTCAACAAAGATTCGCTTCGCTACGGTTTCGACAAAAAACCGTTATTGCAAACGGATGATGAATACACTCGCGACCATAACGACGCTTTCTATGATGACGTTGGTGGGTTCGTAGAGCGCAACAACTACTTGGATCGGATGTAAGCCACGGGCAGCGGATGGAACGTGCTTTGGGATTGATAGAGTTTTCTCCCGTTGTACACTGCCCCACTTAGGTGGGGTATTTTTTTACGGGGGGAGCAACATGACTTGGAGAGACACGGACCCGCAAGGGAACGAAATTGGGAAGATTACTTGGGAGTTGGTGCGCTGGACTCGGGGACGCGTACTCGATGTCGGATGCGGGCGCAATAAGGGTTTCCCGCATTTCATTGGCTTAGACAACGGCATAGACCGTCAAATGTTTGGCATTGATGTAAAGCCAGACATTTGGATTGAAGACGCAGCCGATTTAAAGCTGTTCAACAGCGGGGCATATGATGCAGTGCTGTCGTCTCATCTGCTTGAACACATCCCGTTAGAGAACGTCCCAGCCTGCCTCAAGGAATGGTGGCGAGTGCTCAAGGTGGGCGGGTATCTGGTGCTCTATCTGCCGCATGAGGATTTATATCCCAAGGTGGGTGAAGCTGGGGCCAATAAAGACCACAAATGGAACGTGAGCGAGCAGCTGGTGATCAGCATGATGCGCGAGGTCGGAAGCTGGGATTTGCGCGTATGTGATAAGCGCGATCAAGGCATGGAATACAGCCTGTTTGCGGTTTTTCAAAAGTTAGCAGAGCCAGATCCTACGCTAGACCGCGCCTATGAATGGCGGTTCAGTCACCAGCTGCCAAAGCCTGAGAAGACCGCAGCCGTTGTCCGGTATGGCGCTTACGGCGACATCATCCAAGCGTCTAGCGTGATTGCGGGACTCAAGAAAGAGGGTTACCACGTTACGGTGTTTTGCTCTCCGCCGGGGTCGGATGTTTTGCTACACGATCCAAACGTTGACGACTTTTACTATCAGGACCGTGACCAAGTACCCAACGCACAGCTGTCTCTGTTCTGGGACTGGCACGCGAAGAAGTACGACCGCTGGATCAACCTTTCCGAATCGGCGGAGGGAACGCTGTTACCGATTCCGGGCCGATTCATGCACCAAGCAGCGCCAGCTCTCCGTCACAAGATGACAAACCACAATTATCTGTGGTTCCAGCACGCATACGCTGGAGTGCCTCACCGGCCAGCGATGAAGTTTTTCCCGACAGAAGACGAAGTGCTGTGGGCCAAGGCAGAACGGGCAAAGATGGGCCAGTTTGTGATCGTCTGGTCGCTGGCCGGGTCGTCTGTTCACAAGGTGTGGCCGTGGGTCGATAACATAATCGCGCGATTGATGCTGGAGTTCACGGACGTCCATGTGGTGCTTGTCGGCGGTGATGCCGGGATTATCTTGGAGCAGGGTTGGTTCCAGCCTAATGAACAAGGCGCACCAATCCGCCAAGGCAAGTTCAAGGTCCAGACAGAGCCTCGCGTGTGGCCTATGTGCGGGGACTGGTCCATCCGCCAAACCATGTCATTCTGCTTGCAGGCCGATATGGTTGTGGGGCCGGAGACTGGTGTATTGAACGCGGTGGCTCATGAGCAGATGGCAAAGGTTGTGTTGCTGTCGCATTCAACGGTGGAGAATCTGACGCGTGATTGGGAGAACACCAAATCCTTGTGGGCCAAGGCGACGCACTGCCCAGGGCGCGGGAAAAACGAGGCTCCGGCGTGCCACCAGCTCCATTACAACTGGGACCATTGCCAGCAGGCTGTTGGCGAAGACGGCCAGCCGATGGGGATTGCACAGTGTCAGGCAGAAATCACTGCTGATATGGCATACGATGCGATTGCGCCGATTGTCAGGAGACGCATGAAATGAGCACGAGCGGCACTTACACGTTCACGGTTACCCGTGATGACATCATTCGCGAGGCGATGCTAAACATCGGCAAGCTGGATGCGTACGGCTCAATCGATCCGCAGGAAACCACCGACTGCGCTCGAAAGCTAAATATGATGTGCAAGCAGTGGATGGGCCGCTACGACTTCGCGAGCGGGCTAAAAATCTGGACCCGGCAGCGGGCCGACTTGTTTTTGTCGTCCAGCAAGTACCAATACGGTCTTGGCCCGTCAGGAGATAACTGGGCGGCGGGCGTCACGGCATTGCCGGGGCAAAACTTTGCCACCAACAACACCAGCGTGTATGCCGCGTCTGCGGCGACGAGCCTGTTATTTACAAGCACCAGCCAGTTTACGGCTGGGGACTATGTGGTCATCCAGCTGTCCACCGGGGATATTCAAAGCACGACTGTAGCCACGGTGGCATCTGGCAGCATCACGTTGAATGCGGCGCTCACTGCGGCGGTGAACCAAGGGGCGTACGTCTGGAACTACACCACGAAAGGCCAACGACCGCTTGAGATTGTCACGGCCATTCTGCGCGACTCTTTCAACACCGATACGCCACTGGATTACATGACGATCGAGACGTACGAGGCGCTGCCGACCAAGACGCAGCCCAATTACGTTACAGATCCGACCGCCATTTACTATGAAGCGCAGTTAACCAACGGCCAGCTGTACATTGACTGTGGCGGTGCTCAGGACGTTACAAAGCACATTCATATTGTTTATCTGCGACCGGTGCAAGATTTCGACAACGCTCTTGATAATCCGGAATATCCCCAAGAGTGGTTCAATGCGTTGTGCTGGGGATTGAGCAAGCAAATCTGTCCGATGTTCAACGCAGTTTGGACGCCAGAAATGAACAGCAATTATCAGGAAGCGATTAGCTACGCTCGGGAAGCAAACCCGGACCGCACTGAAATTTACTTTCAGCCCAATCAGTATTCGCCATGAGAGTTTATCCGTTGTTCGGTAATGGCATGGCGAGTCATTCGTACCCGGTGACTCGCCAGCGGCGCGTGAATGTGTATTTTGAGAATCGGCCAGACGGAGATAAGACTAAGGTGGCGGTGTTTGGTACGCCAGGACTGTCTGTGCTAAAAGAAACTTATGGCCCGGCTCGTGGTTTGATGGGAACAGAGTCAAGATTGTTCACCGTCGCGGGGCAAGTGCTTTACGTTTACAACTCGGCAGGAACGATCACGGACAGTGAATCGTTAAACAGTAGTATCGGGAACGTGTCGATGACGCGAGATTCCGATCAAGTCCTGATCGTGGACGGCGTGAACGGCTACGTTTACAAGCCAACTACCGGAGCATTCACACAAATTGTTTCGTCGGGATTCCCCAACGGCACAAGAACATGCACGTTTGTTTCTAGTTATTTCGTGTGTGAGCAGCCCGGAACTCAAAAATTTTGGGTATCGGACACATTTGACGCCGAAACATGGAGCGCTTTGTCATTTGCCAGCGCTTCGCAGTACACCGACAACATCATGGCCGTGGATGGCCTGATTGGTAACCTTGTGCTGTTCAGTGAGCGTCACATTGAGTTTTGGCAAAACGTAGGTAACAGCCCGCAGCCATTCGCTCCGATCTTGTCAGCCACCTCTGAATACGGCATCAACGCTATTTGGTCCCGAGCTCATGCTGGCTCGACTCTTCTGTTTCTAGCGCAAAACCCGCAAGGCACCAGTCAGGTCTGTCAGATTTCTGGCTATAGCGTGTCGGTAGTGTCGACGCCTGATTTAGAGGACGTCATAAACGGATTTGCAACGGTATCGGACGCGGTCGCGTTGTCGTATGTGATCAACGGGCATCCGATGTATCAGCTCACGTTCCCGGCTGAGAACCGTTCGTTTTTGTACGACTTGAGCACCGGGATTTGGTCTGAAGTACAAAGCGGGGTGTCGGTGACCTACGCACAGCGTCATAGGGCGCAGTTTTCGACTACTTGGAAAAACCAGACGATCGCCAGCGATTTTGCGAACGGCTACCTGTACACGTTTGACCAAAACACATACACGGACGCCGGCACTACAGTTATCCGTGAGCTGGTAACTCGGCACGGCGGTCAGGATTACAACGTAATCAGCGTGGCCGAGTTGTATTTAGACATGGAAACCGGCGTTGGCACGAATGTCACCGCCGGTTACAACGCGGCAACTCCAAATCCTTTGATCACTGTCGAGTGTTCTAAAGACAACGGCAGAACATGGAACAACCCTAGGCTGCTTCAGCTTGGGGCGCAGGGCAAATATCTGACACGGGTCATTGCTCGGCGTTTTGGTTCTGCTCGGGATTTTGTGTTCCGGTTTCGCATGACAGACCCGGTTAAGTTTGTGTTGACTGAAGGGGCGGCAGTGGTGTCGGAGCGGCAGCAGTGAGCGTGCCGCCGGTTCCGGGCAATGACATCACGGAGCTAAACAGCCCCCGACTGACACCGCCCTGGCGTGCGTGGTTTGATTCTATTCGTTCGGCGGTGACGTCTGCCCAATCAGGCGTGTCCCAGCCTTATGGATCGTTTTACGACACCACGACCCAAACCATTACAAGCACGACCACTGCGTATGCCATCACGTTAGATTCAACGGCGTTGTCGTCTGATGTGAGCCTTGTTTCTCCGGGGTCTTCTAAGATCAAGGTAAGTCAGGCCGGAATTTATAACGTGCAGTTTTCAGCGCAGACCGTAAACACCTCAGTTCAAGAACAGGATATTCAAATATGGATACGGCTGAACAATGCCGACGTTTCATATACGACGGGATTTGTTAGCGTTCCTTCTACTCATGGCGGGGTAAATGGGCACATCATTGCAGCATGGAATTACTTCCTTACGTTGGCAGTTGACGATTACATTGAATTTTTTTGGCAAGGGAGCAACACGGGATTGAGTTTGACGTCATACCCAGCGGGAACGGCGCCAATTACGCCGTACACGCCAAGCATGATCGTGACTGTAGTTAGGGTGGGGGTATAAAAGGATGAGAAATTTTCAGTTTGTGACGACTTTTGACCCGGTAACGTTGTTGCACCAAGTGCAGCGCAAGCCGGGTTTGTGGAACGAGAACACGTTGCGCACCACGAACGAGGCCACACCGCACAAACGGGTGGATGACATCTGGGTGCGATTTAACGATTTGAGCGAATACGAAAACAACCTCGTCGGCGTCATCGATGAACATGAGTCAATGTGGTACCCGGCCATCTATGAGTTGCCGGCAGTGCGTCAAATCGTGTTCGGTCTTATGGCTAGGGTTGAAGGCGAGCGTCTGGGGCGTGTGCTCATCACCAAACTGGCACCGGGAAAGGTCATAACGCCACACGAAGACAGCGGCAGTCATGCCAGTTATTACGAGAGGTATCACTGCGTATTGCAGGGCTTACCGGGTTCTTTGTTCCGTTGTGGAAATGAAACCGTGACGATGCGCACTGGCGAAGTCTGGTGGTTCAATAATGCCATTGAGCATGAAGTGGTAAACAACTCGGCAGACGACCGCATTCATTTGATTGTGGACATCCGATGCTGACGTTACAGGTTGAATCGTTAACGGAGATTCTTGACGAGATAAAATTGTTGCTTCCGTTGCATTGGGATGAATTGGCGCTCAACAAAGATAAGGTTCCATTAGATCCTCAGTTCGACATTTATTTGCGCCGTGATGCAGTGGGCGAGGTAATGCTGGTCACTGCTAGGCAAGACGGCGAGGTGGTCGGCTACTTCATTGGGTTTGTGGCTCTAGGACTACATTACAAAACGTGTCTTACTCTCATCATGGATATTTTTTTTATTCGCCCGGATGCTCGGAACGGGTTTGCCGGAGTGAAGTTGTTCAAGGCTGTGGAAAAAGAGGCTCGTCGGCGCGGCGTGCAACGCATCTTTGTCGGGAGCAAGATGCACAAAGACGCATCGGCATTGTTTGAGCGTTTAGAGTATCAACCGATAGAAACTTTCTATTCAAAATGGATAGGTGATTGAGATGGTAGCAACTGCGATTGTTGGTTCTGCTGTGGCTGGGGTGGCTGGAAGTGCTATTGCTGGATCTATGGCAGCTGACGCAACCGGAGAGGCGGCGGCCATGCAAGCGCAATCGCAACGCGAAGCGCTGGCGCAACAGGAGCTGTTGACTCGTCCATATCGTGGCCTTGGTGAACAAGCCATGCCGGAATATATGCGGTTGCTGGGCATCGGTCCAAAAGGCGAGCGCTTAAGTCCCCAGCAGATTAACCAGCAACTAACGCAGATGCCTGGCTATCAATTCCAATTAAGCCAAGGACTTGATGCCACGAAGCGTCAGGCGGCGGCAATGGGTCTTGGCTTATCTGGAAACACCTTGCAGGCGCTGAATCAGTACGGGCAAGGCTTGGCGTCAACGTCGTACCAGACCCAATTAGAGAATCTTCTGTCTCCGATCAAGATTGGTGAAGCAGCGGCCACCAATCAAGCGGCAAACGTCGGGCAGGTTGGAACTAACCTTGCCAACATTTATGGCGCTCAGGGAGCCAATCAAGCCAACATTGCCACCGGCATGGTCGGCGGAATAACCAACGCTGTGGGGCAGGGAATGAATCAATATGTCACTCAAAACACTCTACGAGGTTTGACCGATACCGGCGCGGCTGGTGCTGCATACAGACCAGAAGTGACTGACATGAGCCAGTATTATGGCCCGCAAGTCTTTGCCCGATAGGAGAACGACATGCCCGTGAATCCGTCAGACATTTCCAATATAGGACTGGCCGGAGGAAGCCCGGTCGAGGCTATGGCGCAAGGTTACAAGCTGGCTGATTTGGTCGATCAGCGCCAGATTAATCAAATGAG